TGTGGTAACACCAAGTGCCATACGCAAGTCATAGAAGCGGAAGTATTGTGAACCCAAAGCACCATAAGCGGAGTTCAACGAAACTTTCTTTGCAAGTTGTAGGTTGTTGTATCGTGCGATACGTTTTTCGATATCATACTTCTTCGAATTGTCCGTTTCGTTTTCATATTCCTGTTTCGCAGCCAACATCATCTTCTTGAATTTGCTACGATCAACATACATTTCTTCCATCATCTTTGGCAAGAAACCTTGTTTGTCGGTTCGAAATAGTTGGCCATTTGGAGTTATTGTGCATTGCATTGGTGTTAAGAATGAAGTATCAACACTCTTATTGAGCAAGGTATTAACATTCACCTTTCCAATTTCACTTTGGAATAATTCAATTGCCTGAAGTTCTTTTTCAATTTCTTCAGTTGTCATTTCTTTTACATCACGAAACATTAATCATTCTCCGATAACCAAACCAAAACATCTGCTTTACCGGTGAATACCATCCATGCAGACGATATCCTCTTTTGTAAATTTATTCCAGGCCAAGACATAGGTCTAGCTAGAGTCCAAAGACCATTTTTTCCACATGACTGTACATCCCAATTTTTAATCTCATCGGCCGAATATACATTTGGAGTTCTCATCATTTGCACCACTTCTTTCTGTTTTGATGTTTTGTCAATATTTGTAAATTATTAGGATGATGCAAACCACCTTTCGCTATCGCTTGTATATGGTCCACTTCATGTCCTTTAGGACAAATCAAATAATACTCCTGCAATTTAATCTTTTCTTCCTTTGTTAATTCTGGAGTTTGATTTCTTATTCTTGCTCTGCGTCTAGCCGCAATTTCATTTCTGATTCTTCGTTTATGTTCTTCACCAAGATAACGACTTTTTTGGGCACATGAATAACTACAATACTTGGAATCATATTTCTCACTCTCAGTTCTAAACTTTTGAGTTTCATATTCTTTATCACAATGCAAACATTTGACCGTGGCTTTGCGTTCTTTGTTTTGACATTCTAACATAAAAGGCTTCTTTATGTCAAATTTTTGTAGATGTTTTTTAATGTTGGCATCCGAACAACCAAAATAATCAGCAACTTCACTTCGCCTCATATTTTTGGTAATAAACAACTCGTATAGTTTATCTTTCGTGATAATGTATTTCATAGATTCTCCAAATAAGTAACCACATCTACTTATTTAGTATTTCTAAGTTTCAATTCGTCAAGTAATTTGCGTTTTCTTTCATCTATATCGTTTCTTTCCACGAGATTTTCAGGACTTATGGAATATTGCATCATCAAGTGTGGATACAGACTGTTCAAGTCGAAACTTGCAACCCAGTTGTGCAAACCAACTTGTGGTTCTTTCACATATGCACCTTCGAATGCGGAATCTTTATCCTGTATTTCACGTGGCGGTACAATGATCTTCTGTTGCAGTAGATAGGAATATGTCAGAGAGTCCCACATGCGTGTCTGTGCAAACACATCTTCATAATTACACTTGGTATCATATGCAAGAGTGAGTGCCAGTTCGATCAGCTTCAACTTATCTTCAAGTTTCAGAATCAGTTTAACGTCTTTGATGTTATACTCAATAAACTTTTGAAAGTTCAAACGATACAACTGATGCAGGTTCTCATACTCATCATAAGAGATTTTACCTTCACCAAGTTCTACGTTTGCGATATTATCAAGACGATAGGATTCTTGTGACTTGCCGCCTGGTGCATACCATTTGTAAAGTTCGATATAATCTAGTGATTCAACACCGACAAAACTGTAGGCAATCAACTGACGACCATTAATGATTGTCTTTCGTTCAGAGATATAATTCCAAGGTGACAGTTTCTTGGTTTCATCTTCACCAAGAATCTTACGAAAACGATTGACGAGATATGGAATATCGAAAAACTTTGTATTCCAACCAGTGATAACATCCGGGCAATTATCCGACCACAACATCAAGAACTTCTTGCAAAGAGTCCATTCATCTTTACACTTGATATAAAATTCATCACCTTGAACTTCATAATCACCACAACCAAACACATAAGTTTTGCCGTTCATATAGGTGATTGCAATCGCCGTGATAGGTTCGTTGGCTAGATAAGGATCTGGGAATCCGTTTTCTGAACCGACCTCAATATCGACAATTGCCACCGAAACTTTATCTTGATCCCAGTCAACCATCGTGGGATGTTGATCTGCAATGAATGCATATTCATATCTGGTGTTGCCATAGATTTTTGGTGCACCAGGAATGCCATCATATTTCTTAAAGAATTCTCGCGCTTCGTAAATGCTATCGAAACGTTTCTCTGTCAAATCCAATCCGTCAAGAGATTTGTGGGTGCCTTTATCTTTTTTGGCAGGCAGATACAGTGACGGTTCATAATCAACTTTTTGTTTGATACGTTTTCCGTCCATGATCCCGCGATACAGGATCTTGCCGCCTATGGCTTGAACATTTGTATAGAAGTTAGACATTAACCGGTAATGATGCTTTGTTGTTTGGGTAGAATGATACCAGTGCCAAAAATTTGATTGTAATTATTAACAAAATCATCGGCAGGAACATAGGAGTATACTACATGTTGCTTCTGAATGGCAACCTGTGTTCCAGTTTTTTGTTCTGCATGGAGAGGAAAGGGTGCGAATCCAACATTTGGTGCACCATCTTTGCCTCTAACAACGGCAACACCAACAGGATTGGTTAATACCACAGTTGTATCCGTTTCTTCACTCACTTCAGCCAAAACTTCTTCGTGTGTTACAAGTTTGAATAACATGATTTTCATAGACATACCTTTCATAGTTGTATAAATACTTATGAAGTTTATTTTAACATAAATTTCATTTCATGTCAACACACCTAAAATAGAGGTAAAAATGTTCAAAAAGCTTGCCGTACCGGTGCTTTTTGTCATGGCAATATTCCCAGCAATGGCTCAGCCCATTGTTACTGATTCGACTAGCAGAAGCACCACACAATCTACTTCTGAAAGCACAACAACCGTAAATTCTCCGCCACCAACAGCAGTGGCTCCCGCAGTCACCGTTATTAATAGTGATGTTTGTGCTGTCGCCGTTTCTGGTGCAACTCAAACCCAAATTCTCGGCATCTCTTTTGGTGCCACAATGACAGATAAAAATTGCGAAAGACTAAAATTAGCCCGTTCAACATATGATATGGGTATGAAAGTTGCAGCAGTTGCTATTATGTGTCAAGATGAAAGAGTGTTTACAGCAATGATGAATGCTGGAACTCCTTGCCCAATAGATGGTAAAATTGGCGAACAAGCCAAGAAAATTTGGGAAGAAAATCCAGAAAGAGCACCACAGAAAGTTAAGAGCAAGGACTAACTATGAAGTTGGTTGCCATTATTGGTGCTTTTTTAATTGCAGGGATTGCTTCGGGTTCCGCCAAAGCACAAACTCCAATAACATCGCAAAACATTTTAACACCAACAGTCAATGCTTGGTCGGGTTCTGTTGCGGGTCAAAATGCTGGATATTCAGGTGGTGGTAATGGACCAGCATTTAATTCCACGACAAATACTTTAATCTTTGGTTATTCAACTGCAACAGCAACTCAGAGAATTACTGCTGAAGCATTTGCTATTCAACATGCGCTAGATTTATCCAATTCTGGCATTAAGATTAATGGATACAATTACTCTTGGTACATCAATAACTCTGGTGACCAATCAGGTACATTGGCTGGTAAAGTTGAATTGATGCGTGGTAATACAGCTCTTGAAACTTACAATTATAATTACAATTCAACAACCAATGGGTTTGAATTAAAAACTGGTACGCAAGCATTTACCAGTGAATATAGTTTACTTGCCGGTGATGCAATGAGATTATCATTCACAGGTAAGGACAATAGATTTTGGGCAGGTTATTATGGTCCACAAGTTAGAGAACCGTCTTTAACTTTGAATTATACAACAGACCCATGTATGGCTAATCCATTGTATTCTCCTAGTTGTCCAAATTACAATCAAGTTTTAACTAGCCAAACAATCTATGCTCAAAGTTACGCAATTAATCAAGCACTAAGCCTTTCAGGTTCTGGTGTTCAAATTAATGGTTTTGAGTATGGGTATCATTACTATGTTGGTGGTGATTGGTGTTCAGAAACTTTCTTAGGAATATTTTGCACTCAAACATCAGCATCTTCAATGGCAGTTGATGTTAGTGTAACATCGAATACTGGTTCATCTCTTTATTCAATGACTCATAATCATGGTTCAAATACAAGTGGTGAACCAAGTTACAGTTTTGTGTTTCCACAACAAAGACTATTATCAACAATGGGTAACTTTTCTTTAAGCACAAGAGAAATTGGAACTACCGCATTGTATAGTAGTTGGAGTAGATGGCAGTATACACCAGACCCATGTGTAGTAAATCCATTGTACGCAACAACATGTGAAGGATATCAAACAGCATATTTCACACAAGAATGTACTGTAAATCCATTGTATAATTCTGCTTGTCCCGGTTATGCAGCCGCCATGTTCACACAACAATGTAATGCAAGTCAATTATCAGACCCAGCATGTCCTGGTTATGCATCAGCATATTTGACATATCAATGTTCTATCAATCCATTGTATAGTACAACATGTTCTGGTTACCAACAAGCATATCACGACCAACAATGTTCGATTAGTCCATTATTTGCAACAGATTGTACTGGCTACGCAGCTGCATATAAGACACAACAATGTACGGCGAATCCTCTTTATGCAACTGATTGTCCAGGCTACGAACAGGCATATTTTAATGCACAATGTATCAAAGATTCTCTATACAGTAATAAGTGTGAAGGATATGCAACTGCTTACGCAATTAAGAATTTGATTAAATTTACAGATTCATCTATTTCTAGTTCCGTAAATCAATCATTATCAGATACAGCGGCAACCAAAGCAAGTGACCCAGCAAACACAATAGTGGCAACAAACACAGCTTCAACAACTGTTAACACCGATGGTACAGTTTCAACTGGTGTATCCACAACTGGTGATACAAACGTAGATAAAGCGATTGCACCAAAAACCACATCAACAAGTGGTTCTGCACCTGCAGCACCTGTTCAATTGTCTCCACCTGCAGCACCAATGGCAAGACAAGAGCAAAAACAAGATGAAAACAAACCTGAAGGTAAAACAGAAGGTGGTGGTTCACAACAAGCAAAGAATGAACCAAAAGGTGGTGATTCTAAACCTGCAGCACCAACTGCAAGACAAGAACTTCAGGCCAAACGTGAAGCAGCTGCAAAAGCAGAAGCGGTAGAAAAAGGTAAAAACCTTGCAAATGAAATGGGCAAAGCGTCTGACTTAGAAGCGCAAAAGGCGGTTCAGAATGTAGTAATTCAAGCAATGGGTTTCACTCCAGGCTTCGACACTTATGGTAAAACAATTATGAATGATGCGGTTGGATACAAACCATATTCAATTTATAATAACCAAAAAAATATTGATAGTCGTGCCAATTTAAGAATGTTCGGTGGTACCGATAGACTCCACAATGAAATGGTCGAATCACAATACAAAAAAGGAAATTAAAAATGCCAGAAGAAATTAAAGACGTAAACAAGAAAATAGATGAAGCGGAAGCAACAGTAAAAAAATATGCAAGTAAAGATACGGTAATTTCAATTGGTGGATATGAATTCACACCCGCCAAACTTATGGTTGCATTTACTTTGGTATCTTCACTACTTGGCGGACTTTATGGTGCTTTTGAAGTCTACAAAGACTACATCGGAATGAAAAAGAAAATTGCTGAGTATGTTACACCAGACTTAACTGAACTCTACAAAAAGATGGAAGTTTTGGATGCTAACACCAGCAAGATGACCGAGTATACAAACAGTATCAAAAACGATTTAAAGAATGATGTTCGTAGAGTTGAAGGTGTTGTTGAGAATATGGAAAGATCCACAAAGGCTAGTCAGAGAGATACTGATCAAGCAATCAAAGAAATTAAAAAAGAATCCGATAGTACATTGAAAGAAGTTCGTAGATACAGTGATCAAACTATTAAAGAAGTGAATCAAGAAATGACACGCAATCAAAAAGAAACACAGGCAGAAATAAGAGTGTTACGAAAAGAAGTCGATGATAAAATTAAAAAGGCTCTGGATAATCCACTTTCTAATTAGTATATTATTTTTGCAAGAAGCAGTTTCTAAAGAAAAAGGAGATTCTGCGTATGAATGTGTTAAATGGACTTGGACTGATTATGGTAATGTGAGAAAAGTCTATTGTTTGGAATGGAAAAAGAAAGATTGTTCGGATAGATTATACAAAAATTTATGTAAGTTAGGAATATAAATGATTGATCCAATAACCGCGTTGGCCGGCATACAGTCGGCCGTTACACTTATTAAAAAAGTTTCAAAAACTGTGGATGATGTATCATCATTGGGACCGGTTCTTGGAAAATATTTTGATGCTAAAAGTACAGCAACAAAAGCTGTTGCACAAGCAAAAAATAGTGGAAAAAAATCTTCTATGGCAGCAGCAATTGAAATAGAAATGGCATTGGAACAAACTAAACAATTCGAAAAAGAATTGCAGTTACTATTCATGCAGACAGGCAAGATTGATGTTTGGAATAAAATTAAAGCTCGAGCAGCTGCAATGGATAAAGAATCCGCACAGGATGAAATGAAACAAAAATTAAAAGCAAGAAGACAACAAGAAAATTCACAAATAATATTATTTGCGGTTCTAGTGATTGTTTTTATTTTGGGTCTTGGTTCGTTTTTATTTTATGAGATAATTAAACGATTAAGTTAACAACTATATACAATTATTAGTTTGAGAATTGATATGTTTAAAATTATTTTATTGTCTTTATTTTTCTTTGTTGGCAATGCAAACGCAGTAAAACTGACCGCACAAAGTTGGTTGGTAACTGATGAAAAAGGTAAAATTATTCAAGGTGAAAATACCAAAGAGATTCGTTCTATCGCAAGTATAACAAAACTTGTTTCTGCCATGGTTGTTCTGGATGCCAAACAAAATTTGGATGAAAAGATCAACCAATTTACCAGAAAAGAATTGTTGCAACTTTCAATCGTTAAGTCCGACAATAACGCAGCCAAACTACTATGTGAAAAATATCCTGGTGGTTTGCCCGCATGTGTTGGTGCAATGAACAAGAAAGTTTATTTACAGGGGCTGTCATATACAAAATTTACAGAACCAACAGGATTAGATTCTGGAAATGTCAGTAACGCTGAAGAGTTGGTTGATGTTATATTGATGGCAAAAGATTATCCTGAATTGGTTCAGTATAGTAAAATGTCGGAAGTGAAAATTAAGATACGCAAAAATTGGATGGTGTTTAACAATACAAATCCAATCATTGGTAAGAGACATGATTTTATTATTAGTAAAACCGGTTATATAAAATCATCCGGTGGTTGTATCGTAATGATGTTAGACACCGATGTTGGGA